GCTTTGAGTTTATCCTCTGCGCTCATTTCATTGTAGCCTTCGATTTTCGTTACATCAATTTTCATACTGTCTCTCCTTTGCGTTTTTAAAGTTTTTCTCTAAACTGTTGCGATTATACACTTCTCTGTGTTATATATTGTATTCCTTTACAATATTCATAATAAATTCGCGTAAGGTCTCTTGCTCTACTCTCATTCCGTTACGGAAAGCAATCGTCCTACATACCATCATCATACTTGCTACATCATTTACCCCGAGTTCGTTATAATCTTCGCGGAATAACTTATAAAATCTTACAAACTCATCCTTCGCGCTCTTGATTACTTCCGCGTTCTTCGGGTCTAATGCCTCGGGTTTTTGGAAATCGTAGTAACTGTCAATCACCGTCTTTAATACGGATTGCATATACTCGTTTATCAGTTCCCTCTTCTTTAAATCCTTGCAGATGGCAATTCGTACATCCATCAGGTCTTTATATGTACGGAATAAGAAAAGTTCGCTATTCTTCCTTACTACACTTTCCTCGTTGTATTTCCAAAGATACACGGCGGGGGACATCTCAAAGATGTTCTCTCCAGCAAGTGTATGAGCAATAATATTAAAGTAACCGTCTTCGTGTATCGTGAGTTTCGGGTCAAACTTAATATTGTTCTCTAATAAAAACTCCCTGCGATACATCTTCCCGTGAACAAAACTTACATCCCCATCGTGGCGGATAAGTTTTAAATCCCCGTCAATTAACTGGTCTTCCAAGAACGGAGTACGGATAATGTCACATCCGAAATGTTTTGCGAATGAATAAAGCGCATAAGCAGAAATGAATCTGTCATCGCAATCGCAGAACATTACATAATCGCCCGTTGCCTCTTCCAAACCAAAGTTTCTCGAGGCAGACACCCCGTGATGACCTTTGTTGACTATCTTTGTTTTGAAATTATAATATTCAAACAAGTCACCGCTGAATCTGTCCTCGGGGGAATCGTTCACTAAAATTACTTCTAAATTTTCAAGGTCGAATCCTAACTGTGAATCAATAGATTCAAATAGGGGTCTTACTACATCCCACGATTCTTTATAGTGGGGTACTACAATGCTAACTCTCATCAACTTCTCCTCTCCTTCTGTATGTAAGCCAACACCTACAATTTACATCTTCCTCGGGTACTCCAAAACATCTCGGATAGTATGTTTCATTCCCCGTTAATGTACGGAATTTTTCACCCAGCGGAATCGTTGTACCGCCCAAGTACCAATGGGATTCACGAACTTTGTCGTCTTCCATATCATTCCAAGTCTTTACAATCTCTAACCCAGTATCATTTGCACAATCCCATTGACCGTCACTAAACACCCGACTGGTTTCGTTGTTCGCAAGGATTTTGAATTGTTCCTCGGAATCATATTCTTTTATTCGGTCTTCCCAAGTCTTCCCGTCTATCTTTTTATAGACGGAATCGTTTAATTTATCTCTCGATACCTTTACATTTGATTTTGTGGTTTCATTTACATTCTCCACACCAAATGCGTATGCTATTATCAGCAAATCAAGAAAGGAATCAATTTCCTTCTTCGTTATTTCCTGCGGGAGATTCTTCATCCACTCCGTTATTAGATTGTTCAGTTCGTCTAACGGATTCATAATACTCCTCCGATTCTCTGTAAGCCTCTTCCGAATCCGTAAACAATCCGCAAGACTGGAACGCAAGTTTAGGCGCAATCTTGTCGCTTGCAAGCATTGTGGTTAATACTTGAGACTTAACCTGAAGATTCTCATAGTTCCTTCTCGTAAACTGAATACCAATATCGTTAATACTAAGGTTTAATTCGTTGTTCTTGTAATAAGAACAGATTTTTAATATGAGTTTTAAAAACTCTACTTCGCTACGATGGAAAATAAGTTCCGTTGCTTTCGCTCTTGTTTCCGCATCTTCCCATCCGCCTTTTAGCAACTGTGCGCCGTTATTGGAAGAATCACCAGTAGTTCCGTCACCCTGCGAGGGTAATCCGACTATCTCTCTTACTCTTTGAATTAAATCCTCTTTTAAGGTCTGCGTTTGGTCTTGATTCAGTTCCTCGGAAAGAATCTTAATATCGCCTTTATTCTCCCCTATCGCCTTTAATTCAATAAGACCTTTTTCCCGAATCTCATTTGCGGTCATTCCGTCTAATGTTGCATTATATACAACAACTAATGACTGGATAAACTGTTCCACCGCATCTAATCGGTTAGAATCAATATTGTTAATCGCATCTAATAGGTCAAGCACGATTTCAAACGAACCCAATCTCGAATTATTTGCAGGGTATTCAATAATGGGAATCCCGATATAAGTATCTTCTTCCCTTACGATTTTATCGTCTTTGATTTCAAAGAACTTTTTATCCGTATAGACGGAAAATGTCTTTATCTGCGCCCCGTTATCACGATATGTGGCATAAGTAATTCCCGCCATCGGTTTCTTGCGGTAATCGTTTGAATAAACCACCATAGTATTGTGAGGGTCTAATATATAAGTGTTAAATCTTTCGCCTTCTTCTTCCGAAGGTAATGCCATTCGGTAAGATGTCCCGCAAATAAATAACCACTCAAACAAGTCACGGTCTTTGGAGGCTTTCGAGTCTCCGTCCATATACTTGTTCAAGAGGTTAATTGCGGGGGATATATTCTCGTCTGTGTTGGAGGAAGTATACTGGATAGGCGAGCCACATATATATCCAACTTTGAAGGACACGATTTTATTTGCCCAGTTCTCTACAATTCGATTGCAGATTTCAGGACGGATTTCTTTCTTTCTGTTATAAACGGGTTGAATCCCTTTATAATATTTGTATAAATATGCAATTTCCCCTCTGTTCTTACTATGAACATTCATAGCCTTTTGAACAACGGAGATAACATTATCACGGGTAATTTCCGTTTCATCTGTAAAGATTTGTGTTCTACCGTAAAATCTGTGTGCCATTTTCCACATCCTTTATAGGCTCGGAACAACGGATTGACCGACCTACTTCTACTACAACAAGTCTCTTTTCGTGTTCAATCTTTATTTCTGCGATTCCCTTGTTATTGATAATCGCATTTATCGTCTCAATCACTTTGCCATACTCTTCTATCTGCATAAATATACACTCCTTATGAATAAAATAACAATTTTATGCAATTATGTCAACATCAAAACATCCTTTTCTTTACTTCCACCGCGCTAAAGTTCATAAAGATAGCATATACAATCACCATTGCCAATGAATCAGGCGCGTCATCGTGCTTATTTTTTCCGTTAATGGTAAAACTAAAGACATTTTGCATAAATAATTCATAATCACGGGGTCTTTTTTGTAAAAAAATCAGCCGTTCCCTTATATCGGGTGCTTTATCAAAGATTCTCTGCTCTTTCCCGTTACCAGTAAAGTGTTTGGTGCTTATCTGTATATTACATTTATAGCCTTTTTCTTTTAGAATCTTATCTACCCCTTCCCCATAGGATGCGGTCATTTTCGTTCCCTCGACATAAATAGCCGATACATTATGCTTTATGGCTTTATTCGCTATCTCCAACTGGGTGATGTCCTTCTCCCCGTTATTATAAACAACATCCGCTATAAATATGTCGTTTTGATACTGATAGCAGATAGGCGAGGCTACAAAATCACCACCACCCCACGCAGGGTCAACCACCATAAATACTCTGTCGGGGTCTCCCGTTAATTCCCCGTTATAATACCTTAAATCATACGGACTGAATACCGCACCGTCTCTCTCTATCGGAGTACCCATATATTGCGCGAGCCAAGATGCCGTATCGTTATTTCTTTCAAACGATGCTCGCCTCTGCTGGTAAAACTCGGTATTAAACCCTACCCCGCACGCATAATCGAAGTTAGATTCGTCATTTTCATCCAGCGCGGGTACATTTACCACTTTATACCGTCTTGTCTTATATTTCGGCTCATTTTCAAGGGTATCAAGCCTTCTCGCTATCGGGTCGCTTAAAGACCATCTCGTTCCTATCCACAGTAACCGAGCAGACTGTTTCGCTCTCGGAATCAGGTTATTATCTACCTTTGCCCAAGCACTCGTTAATCGGTCTTTATTCATTGCCTCTTCAATACCTGAAATTAAATCATCCCCGATTATATACCCGTTTGCATCGCACGCACCGTTCAATGTACCATACAAGGAACGCGCCGTAAAAGACGGGTATCTCTTCTTTCGGTCTATGTTGATTTGGTAGTCTTTTGCATTAGTAGAGGCTATGTTACATTCGGGAAAGACATCCTTCCAC